ATGGGACTCTTTCAAGCTGAGCCGGGCGTCCACCACTGCCGCAAGTGCGAGCACTGGAGCTGCGACGTCGCAAACGGAAATCACGCGCTGTGCATGCTCGGCGGTCGCGCGCAAGTGAAAGCGCTGCCCGAGAACGGGTGTGCCTTCTGGGTGCGCGCGATAGGCGCTGACGACGAACAGCCCAATACACGAAAAACAGCGCTTCACTATCGTGCTTGAGTTTCGGAGCGTGTCGGTCATACTCACTGTGAGCGCTTGCATGGCGCTTGATTCATCTAAATCTATTGCCCGGCCCGTGCCGGGCTTTTTTTATCTGGCTGCGCAGTTCTTCGCGACGGCGAGGTCATGCGCGAGGATCTGCCGTTTCGTTTCGTCGGTGTCGGCCTTGCTCGCCGTGATCGGCTTTACCCAGTCGCACGCCGTGTCAACGACCTTCGTCACGGTCACGGTCTGCGGCGGCTGGGGCGTCGGCGCTGTCGTCGCACACCCAGCGATTGCCAGTGCGCAGCAGATAGTCATGGCCCGCGTACTCATTGCTGCTCCTTTCGCAGTGCCCCGATCTGGTCGAGTTCGGCGTCGAGGTCTTCTCGCGCTGTAGACGCAGCCGCCTGATCAGCCGATGCGCGATTGACGACGGCCTGCTCGCCGGCCGCAGACGCAGCAGCATTCGCCTGATCCACTTCGCTCTGCTTCTGCGCGACGGCGCGCGCGGCGTCCGCTTTTGCGGCGGCTGCGTCGGCTGTCGCGGACTTCGCTTGCTGATGGCGAAAGGAGCCGAACAGAATTCCCCCTGCCAGGCCGAGCCCGCCGAGAATCCACGGACCGAGTTTCATCAAGAGTTCGATCATGCTGCCTCCATTTGGACTGCCGCGACCGCCTGCGCATGCAGATCGGGCCACGTATCGGGTTTCGGTTTCCCAGGGCGCCACACGCGCTGATAAAGCGCCCACGAACCCACGACGTCGTCGGTCGCCGGCAACCTGCGCGGATCGGTGAACAGGCCGAGGCGCGCAACACCGGCGGCCAGCACGTCGTCCTTGTCTAGCGCGTTGTAGATGGCCGCCGGAGTGAACGCAATGCCACGCGCGGCGCACAGCACGCTCATCCAGTAGCGGCTGGCCGGATGCAGGAAGAAGCCCCAGACGCCGCCTCGACTACTTTGCGTGCCCTGCTCGCACTGCCAGAAGCCGCGCGCCGGGCCGCCGCCCATTTGCCGACGGACAGCGAACCGGGATTCTTGGAGGCCGATCGACAGCAACATGACGCGCGCTTCCGGCGTATCCATCTGGTGCGGAAGAATCGCGAGCGCAGGCTCGATCGCCGTGCGAAGTACGTCATTGAGCGTCATCGTCGGCCTCCTTCTGCACGCGACGAACGGACGTGTATCGGATTGCGATGAAGCTCAAGCCGAAGAGCGTGTATGCGATCCACTGCTGCACGTTTTGCGGGATGACATCGCGCAGCTCACGCGGCATGCCTTCCCACGCCTGGGCGATGAGCGGGCCAGCGGCGGCCAGCGCGGTGAATGCTGCGCCGGCGATTACAGTGCCGCGCTTATGTAGCTTCTGCCACCCGTCGGCGAGTGTCAGCCGCAACCGGGTGAACGGGATCAGAGGCATATGCGCTCCAGAGATGAAAAAGCCCCGCACATAGCAGGGCACAAAAAAAGCCACCCGAAGGTGGCTGTCTTAAAGGAATCTAATCGCTAGGAAAGGGGGAGCCTAAAAATCGAACTCGCGTTGGTCGCCGAACCGATCCCTGATCTTTTTCTCGTACTCCTCCTGAGAACTCGATGACTCCGTCATCTCAAGTATCCGGCCTAGATGGATTCGAAGTGCTCTGGTTCCGATCTCCGAAAGAAACTGGTGCAGCTTCTTGGTCCGATCGCCACCCTTCTCTTTATTTGCCCGCATGAGCTCCAACAACTTCCCGTTGCTCTTTGCCAATGGATAGTAGATATGTTGGAGCGTGAGCGTCTTGAATTCCCAGGGGCGACCGCGATCGAACTTCGGCAATTGATAAAGCTTGTACCATTCCTCATAGAGCTGCGGCGGGAACTCCTTCTCGTACTCTTTCGCTTCTTCCTGGACGTACAGCTTGAAAGCTGTGATCACCTCTTCACGGGTCGCATCGTATCCGGACAGCGCGTAAACCAGCCCCTGAATACCGGACTTCGCCGATGCGTTCAAAATGATCCGGGCTTGCTTAGCCAGGATGGCTTGGTTGGGCGCGAGATCGCCCGCCGAGTCGGCGTCCAAGATCGCTTTACATACGTCGATCAGCAGCGTCACGTCGTAGCCATTAACCAGCGTCGGAGGAACCTCCGCGCCGCCGGACCCCCATTGAAACTTAAGGGGATTCTCGATCTTCTCTCGGAGCTCCGCGCCTAGGTAAGACGCCATCACTTTGCCGGTAGCAAATCTCGGGAATGCGTTTCCTCTGGAGGAGAGCCCAATCGCCACACCCATTCCCCGCTGGCTGATGACCGCAGTCTTCTTTTCGTCGTCGAGCACATAGCAATCGACGTCGATACCAAATTCCCCGCGAAAGTTTCCTTCTCTGATTGCCTTCAGTGGCTTGGCGCCCCACCGCGCCAACGCCGCTTTCTTCGCAATCTGACGGCGCTTGTCTTCAGTCAAAGCTCTGGCTCTTGCCACTCCCCCGTTTGCCCGGGCTGCGACCTTCTTCGTTGCTGCAGTTTTTTTTGCGGCTGTCATGCAAGCATCCAATGTTGTCCCAATGCTTGCATTGTATGATCAGTTGAAAGGCAATGCAAGCATGTTCCGGTTTCTGATGCTTGCATTGAAGAACTTCAGAAAACCTAACGGCGGCTTCCCGTCCACGGAGTTGGCGGGACGGCTGCGGTGCCACGCGTCGCTGTATCCAGCTTCTTCTCGGTCGCCTTTGCGGCGGACGCCGCCTCAGTCGCCTGCTGTTGAGCGACGTCAGTCTTGACCAGGATCTGATCGGTCTTCTGCGCGGCAACGGCCGCCGCTGCCGCAGCCTTCTGCGCCGCGACGATCGCAGCGGCCTGCGCGCGCTCGCGCTCCGCGGCACGCCGATCATTCTTCGCGTCCATCAACGCGAGCGCCTGGCCGAACTTCGCGATCGCGTCAGCGAAGTTGTTCACATCGATGGCGTATTGCGCCGACTGCCTGCCAAGCCGCTGTTCGTACTCGAGCTTCTGCTGCGCGAGTTGTTCCTTCAGCTCGACGATGTCCTGCTCGCTTTTCTTCGCCTGCATGGTGCTTCCGGCGTACACCCCCGCGACACCGGTGCATAGCGCACCGAATAGCAGGATCGCGCAGACCCACGGCAGATGCTTTGCTCGAAGGAAGTACGCTCGTTCGACGTGCACACCATCGCGCGCCTTAACCGGCTCTGTCAGGTCAGTCATTCGGTCACCGTGATTCGTATCGGCGGATAGACGTTGCTCTCATCGCGTCCGACCAGGTTGTTCTGGAATCGGGAGACGTTCCGGTACTCGTAGTCGCCTGCAGGAAGCGTGGGCGGTATCTCGAACGCCGAGCTGCGCACCGCGCATCCCGCCTTGGCGAGCGTCGCCGTGCCGCGCAGCGGGACATACGCCTTTCGTTCGAGGTCGTAGAGCGAGGGCGACTGCTCCGCGTAGATGTCGCGATCGAGACAGACATGCCGCCGCACGTATACCCACTCGCCGCGGTGAAAACTTGATCGCGCAACGCCAGCCGCGTCGTATGCTTCGACGACTCCAGCGTGATATGGATTCCCTCCAACAAGCGCGATATACATCAGCGCGGCGGCGCTGGCGATAAGCGTCACGGCGTAGATTCCTCCAATGACAATCTGCTTCCGATCTTCGGGCTTCATTTAACGATCACCTTTGCCAGCAGTGCGGCGAGAACAGAGGTCAAGGTCGTGCCTGCAAGCGAATAGACGAGGATCTTCACGACGGTAAATTCCGTCTTCGTGACGAACGTATCGATTCGGATGGAGACACCCGTTTTCCATTCCCGCAGAGCAGCAAGTTCCTCGCCGTGCTCAGCAACTTTGTCCCGCAAGCCCGAAATTTCATCAGCAGGCATTCAGCACCCCTCGTGCGCCGGTCATCCGGGCATAAAAAAAAGCCGTCCTTGGCCGAGGACGGCTGCGTCTGTCGCTCCGCTGGTTATTCGACGATTGTTCCGCCAGCGAAGGCGTATCTGTTTGCGTACGGCGGTGACGTCACATCGGCCGGTTGCGCCTCGACGAGCACGCCTTCGGCGTATGCCTTCGGGTCCGCATTGGCTGCTGGCAATCCTTCGAGCACGATCTGCTGCGTATAGATCGTGAACTTGCCGGCGTCCTTTGCTTCCTTCGACAGGAACGACCCGACTGTTGCCGTGCACTGGCCAGACACATAGTCGAGCGTGAGTTGTTGCACGACGTGATACGTCGCGACCGCCCACGTGCTGGGCGTCGTGTAATTAGATGCGATTGGCATGCGTGCCTCAAAGGTAAGAGATGTCGACTGCCATGTAGCTCCATGAAAGAGCCTCACGGAAGCCGGTGTAGTTATTGACGTTGCGGTTGTCGCCGAATCCGGTCATGTTGGCGTTGATCGAATTCCCTGACGTCCGGAACGTCGATAGATAAATGCCTGCGTTCGTTGCGCCACCGGAACCCCCACCAATGGCCCATGCGGGCTGAATGCACGCCACTCCAACCCGCTCCACGACCGAAAATGCGTTTGTGCCTTGATCCGTCGCCCATGTGCCGCTGTCGGTCGTGTATCCGGTCGACCCATACGCGTACTTCGGATTGCCTTGTGCGAAGCCAACCGGTTTTGCGAAAGATGCTGCCGCGTCCGCGACGAGCACACCGGCCGCATTGAAGACTTGAAGGCCGAAGCGGTTTGCCGTGACGCTGAAGTCGTTCTTATCGAACACGTAAATCGTGACCGGAACCGATGCGTCGCCGACGACCGTCACCGAGAAGTTGCTGCCCGACTGCGTCCACGCATGCGGGCAGACGTGGGCGCCGCTGCACTCGAACACGACTAGTGGACTGACTGCATAGAACGAGAACGTCGTAACCGGCCCGCTAGATAGGTATCGCTGACCGCTAGCCACCGTGTAGACCGGAATGGCACCAACGGCCATCGTCTGCGTGATCTTCTGCCGCAGTTGGAAATTCGGCAGGCCGCTGTCGCTATCGATCTGGATCGTGTTCGTACCATCGGCGGCGAAACTCTGAAAACCTGCAGGCATCACTTCACCCCGTAAAACATGCTGCCGACGATACGCATATTGTGCGATCCAAAGCCAGGAGAATATGTCCAGCTGATGGTAGTGCCGCCGCGCGCGGGGATCGTAAATATCGGTCGGCTCACATCCATATCGATGAAATTCCAGAGGTTTGTGGGCTGAAACGCGACAAAGATGTCGCCTTGCGCGAGCAAGGGGCTCGAAACTTGAAATGGGTTTCCGTCGATTACGACGGAGCCAACTATCCGCGCAAGCCGTGTGGTGAGGTCTACGACGAGCCGGCCCTGCGCATCCCATATCTGAAGTCCTACGGGCATTACCATTTCCCCCATCGGACGCGCAACGTGCCGTTGGCGTCATACGTGCGGCCACCGCTGTCGTCGATCACGGTGTACCCGTCGCCGTTGTTCGCGCCGTTCATCGTCAGCGCTCCGTTCTTGTTGAGCACCCAGCGCGGCTGACCGTTCGCGCCGACCGCCGTCGCCTGGATGACGTCGCCAATCATGGCGTTTTGAATCCAGCCGACGCCGATCAGCGCCTGGCTCATGAACACCTGGCCGCCCTGAATCACGAAGGGCGCCGTCACTGCCGAACCGTTCGGGTCAAGAACAGCAAAGCGCGATGCCGACACCAACACCTGTGACTCGACGGTGCCGCTCGTGTTGTCGACACCCACGCCGATGCCAGCGATGTAGGTTCGGCCATTCGACGTGATCTGCGTCTTGATCTGATACGACGCGGCAACGCGGCCGTTGATGTCAGCGTAAGAATTCGACGCCGTCTGCGCCAGCGCCTGCGCGCTGTTCGCCGTCGCTTGGACCGTCGTGATTTGCGACGCTTGCGCGGCGTCTGCGTCGACGCGTGCTTGCGTTTCCGTCTGCACCGCAGCGATCAGCTGAGTGCTGCTCGATGTGACCTGCGCGGTGACGGTCTCGACGTTGCGCGCGATCGCGAGATCAGCCTCGGCGCGTGCACTCTGTTCCGACCACACGCCGGCATAGATTTCCGTCGAGCCTGCGTAGTCATCCGTGCTGCCCGCGAGCGGCGGCACCAGCACTTGTGCGCTCACGACGTCGAGCCGCTGGGACAGCGCACTGTCGGCGTCAGCACGCGATTGCGCTTCCTGAGTGATCGCTGCCGCAGTTTCCGTGACGGTTTGCTGTAGGTCGGGGATCGCGTCGATCTCAGACAGCAGATCCGCGCCGAGCGCCGTCTTCGTGATCAGCCCGGCGAAATACGCGTTGTATTCGTCGGCGTCCGTGCTGCTGATGCCGTGAACGCCCGGATCGCCAGCCGGAAACCACGGACCGATGTTGCCCGAGGTATCGACGAGCCGCGCCCAGAAATAGAAAGCCTGCCCCGCGGCCAAGCCCATCAGACTTGCGGTTGCCTGCGGATACGCATAGTCAGCCTGCTTCACCGCATCGGCGCGCGCCGGCGTGCGGCTGTACCAGAGTTCGGTGCGCTGCGTATCGCCCGCCGATCCGTCGGCCGGAAACGTCCACGTGACATCGATGTCGAAGACCTTCGATTCCGTCGTCAATGACGCGACCGACGGCGGTGGACTGGTCTTTCCGGTGAGCGTCGTGTCGGTGCTGTACGCCGGGACCGACGTCACACCCATGGCGTTCTGCGCACGCACCCGCGCCAAATACGTGCCCTGATAGATGCCTGCGACTTCCGCTTGCAGTCCGCCGGTCGGGTTGACCGTCACCCATTCGCCATTGTCCTTGCGCCATTCAGGCAGGTACGACACCGCCTTACCCGCGGCGTCCCACGCGATGACCATGGTCGTCTTCGCAATGCCCTGATCGATCGTCGAATACGTCGACATGCGGACGTTCGCCGGCGGCGGCTGTACAGACGGAGGAATGACTGTGACCGGGCGCACCTGAATGGCCGCGCCGCTGTCGATGGCCGCATATTTGCCCGGCTCGTACTGCGCGGCGTTGATCGTGTAGGTGATCTGCCCGTCGTCGTCCGACTCTTGCACGCTCACAACGCGAAAGAGCTGCGCGGCGAGGTCGGCGCTCTCCAGCATCCAGATCGCGCCGGCGGATGGCTGCGTCGTGAACGCGTCGATGACTGTGATGCTGTCGCCGGCGACGCTCTGCACCGTGCGCTTCTGCGCCAAGCCGGACGGAAGCACGACCGTCAGCGTGTCGCCGACTGAAACCGTCGGCGCCTTGTCGAGCGTCACGACGCGACCGCTCGCCGCGCGAATGCGGCCACCGATGCGCCGCCCGCCCTTCGCCGGGTCCGCCACGGCGATGATCGTGCCTGGCGGGCAAAGCGTGCCGTCGAGCCCGACGCTAAACGAGACGGTGTTCGTCTCGTAGCGAGATGTCAGCAGCGTCCAGAGCCCGAGACGATGCGCCTGCCCTTGCGACGTCGTGCCGAACGCGGTGATCTCCGCCTTCATCACGCCATAGCGCGCCATGCCATCTTCGTCAGGCACGTACTCGACGGCCTGCTGATAGCTGCTGGCCGGGTCGTTCCAGCTGATGAGCGCAGTCGTGTACCGAGTCTTGCGCGACGAGCCGACATATTCGAAGGAGCCGCCGACGACGTTGGCAGCCGTGTAGACGTATTCCGGATCCTGCGGCATGTCGGCATTAGCGACGACCTGCCCCGGCCCCCAGTAAGCGATGCCACGGAAGACGGTCGCGAGATCCTGCAGCACCTTGTATGCGTCAGCGCGCGACTGGATGACGGCATTGCAGGTGAAGCGCGGTTCCTGTCCGCCCTTGCCGTCAGACACCATGACGTCGCAATACTGGCCGATCTGATACAGATTCCACTTGTCGATCATCGACGCGTCGACGAGCTTACCGAGGCCGTATCGCTCGTTGAGCACGATGTCGTAGAAGATCCATGCAGGATTGTCCGTCCACGCCGTCTTGAAGGTGCCGTCCCATGCTCCCGAGTAATTGCGCGTATCCGGATCATAGTTAGACGGCACACGGATAATCACGCCTTTGATGTCGTAGGACCGCGTCGGCACGGAGCTAAACGAGCGGGCGTCGAACGACAAGCCAACAAGCGCACTCATCGGATAGCGCAGCTTGCGGTCGATGATCTCAGTAATCGCCTCGATGTTGACCGTGTCCGCGATTAGCGAGCTATGCGCATTAGCGGTCAGACGGCGCACGCGCACGAGCCACCCGGTCGTCGCCGTGGGCAACTCAATGCGCACGCTGCGTTCATAGAGCGACGTGGTCTTCCCGTCGAATGCGCCTGTCAGAACCTGGGCATATGCGCCGCCATCGACGGCGAGGTCAATCGCATATTCGACCCGATAACCCGTGACATCGCCGGTCGATTGATTCGACTGCTGGAACGCTGGCAGCCCGAAGCGGATGCGCGCCGCAGTGAGCTGCGTGTCTTGAAGCTGATGCACCCACGGCGTGTCTGACGTAAGCGGCACGCTCACCGCTGTTTCGTTCTCGACGGCCGGGAAGCCGGACATGTACGCCTGATCCTGCGTGCCGACGCGCGTGTCAACCGCGTAATTCGAGAAGTTCGTCGAGCCGTCGCTGTTCTGAATCGGCGTGTCGTCGAGAAAGACCGACTGCAAGCCGTTCACTAGGCCGACGATCGGACCTTCGGAAACGAGATCGAGCACCTTCGCATAGGCGATCGAATGCAGGCTATCCGGCGACTCCGTCGGCGTGCTCGCCGTTGCGCCGCCCTTCGCTCCATGAATGCGCATATCAGGCCTGATCTTCCGCGTAGATGCCCGCGCTGATCACCTTCGAGCCGACGCGCATGCGGCCGTAGACAATCGGCACGCAGTCGCCTTGTGCGGCGCTGTTGACCGGGCCATTGAAGTAATAGGAGGTGCCGTTGTCACCGCTCGTGCTCGCGAGGCCGGTCGTCTGCGGGCTCAGCATCTGAATGACGCCACCAAGCGCCATCGACGCGCCAAGCCCGATCAGTTGAGCACCCCATGGCTGTCCGTATGCGCTCGCGACTGCGCCGACGACGACCATCGCGGCGCCGAGGATCGTCTGGAAGAGGCCCCCGCTCTTGCTGCCGATGAGAATGGGCGCAATGCGGATTTCTTCATCGCCGACCGGATGCGGCAGCTCGTCTTCCGCGAGGTTGCGGCGGCCGTTAAAGACCGCGAACGTCAGCCCGTTATCCTTCGCGGTGAGCATGAACTTGCGGAAGCCAGGCAGCAGGACGCCGAGCGCGCGGACCGCCTCAGACGTCGAAGCGACTGCGAGCCGATGCACTCGCCCGAAGCGGACGCCGAGCACCCCATACAACCGGATGGTTCGAAGCTTGTCGCTCACGCTGCATTCCCCTTGTATCGAAGCACCGTGCGCAGCGCGTGCGCCCACATGCCGCCCCACACGGTTCGACCCGACAGGCGTCCGTACATGTGATGCAGCATGATGTTGTCGCCCAGATAGATGCCTGCGTGATTCGGCACCTTCGAGCGGATCTGCATCAGCAGCACGTCGCCCGGCTGCAACTCTGCGTCTTGGCCGACGTCAACGAAGCCGGCCGCGGCGAAGTTGTCCATGTAGAGGTTCGACTGGCCGTCTTCCCACCACTTCTCAGCGCGCTCGAAGTCAGGCAGATCGATGCCGCGCTCGAGCCGATACCAGTCGCGCACGATGCCGTAGCAGTCGAGCGTGCCGTGCGCCCACTCACGGCCGACGAGCGGCGCAACGTAGCCGGTCGGACCAAACTCGCACCAGTCTTCCGCAGCGACGGCGCCGTCGCCCTGAATGCCGACGGAAATAATCACCCACTTGTCGACGCCGCTCTTTTCGGCCATCGCCTTGTCGGCCATGCTTGGCCGAGCGGGCGCGCCCGGATGCGAGTGCACGACGGCGACGATCGGCCCCATGTCTTCGGCGAGCGCGTAGTCCTCCGCCGACATCACGAAATGCTCTTCCGGCGCGCCCGCGACATTGCGGCACGGCACATAGCGCTCCGCACCGTTGTGCAAGACGACCAGCCCGCAGCACTCGCGCGGGTACGCCGCGAGCGCGTGATCCGCGATCGCTTTTTTCGTCTCTTCGTTCATCAGGAAAGGGTGTCGCTGAGAAAGCCGCCGAAACTGAGCGGCTCGTTGACGCCGAAGCGGCATTCGCAGCCGCTGATTCGTTTGCTGCACCGGTCGAGCGAGGGATCGCTCACCGGTTGGTCGTTCGCATCGAAATACGCCGTTCCCGTGTAGCCGCAATTCGCATCGCGGTATTGCCACTGGCAGATCGTCACGATCTGGCGCGCCGGCAGCTGCTGGCCGCCGAAGTCGAGCGCGCTTGACAGCGTGAACTCGACCTGCGCGTTCGTTTCGCTGCTCTTCTGCTCGATGTACCACAGCTCGGTCGCCATCTCTTGGGTCGGGTCCGCCGTCGGATTGCCGCCCGGAAAGTTGACCGCGTCGAGATACTTGCTCAGCGTGCGCCGCCGGCGAACCTTCGCGCCGACCATGTCCGCGAGATAGACGCACAGCGCCGAGATTGTGCCGTCGACGTTCGCGACGGTCAGCTTCGGCTCCGGCTGCTGCGCGTCGGACGTGTGCTCGAAGCCCGTCGCCTGAATCGGCCACGGCTTATATTCGTTGCCCTGCCAGAAGATCGATGCCGTTTGCAGGTGACCCTGAAAGCGCAGTATCTCGCCACCGATCGCGGTGCAATCGACCTCGAACAACTCGACGAGCCGACCTGGCTCCAGTTGCTGGATGTCGGCCGTGATAGTCACTTGCCGCTCCCTGCCGCGAGCGCGCGCGTCAACTCCTCGACGCGCCGCGTCAGTGCATCGAGCCGATCATGCGCTTCGACCGTCGAAGCGACGATGTCCGGCGTGATGCGGCCATAGTCGACGACCTGCATGTCCTTGCCGTCCTTTTCGCCGCCGACGGCTTCCGGATAGATCGCCTGCAGCTCGTGCGCGATGAAGCCTCGATGCGTGACCTTCGACTTGTCGGCCTTCATCAAATAGCAGACTGGGCGTGTCGCGCGCAGTCGATCGGTCGACCCAGTGAGCGCCTTCACCTTGTACTTCAGGCGATAGTCCGAGCCCGTACCGTAGACGACGCTCGTGCCGCTCGCGTAGATCGTGCCGAGGCCGGTACCACCAACGAAGAACGCGAGGAACGCCGCATTCGTGTATCCCGACGGTTTCGTGAGATACGCATTCACGCCCACGCTTTGCGAGACGAAGAGCCCGCCCGCCTCGACGTGGAATCCGTTCTGCGTCCCGGTGCCCTGGTATTGATTTGCCGTCTGCGTGCAGTTGAAGGCTGTCACCGACCCCAGCAAGTACGCTGCGCCATTAAACGTCGCGGCTCCCGTGAAAGTCTGCGCACCAGTGACACCAAGAGTGCCGCCCACGGTCACATTTCCCGAATATGCAGCACTAGGCCCCGAATAGGCACCAGCAACGGAGATAGACGCCTGCCCCGCAGAACCGAAGTTTGCACCTCCGGCGATGCCTACCGTCGAGGAGAACGTCGCTGCCCCATTAACCCCCAGCGTTCCGCCAATGGCTTCGTTTCCATTGACGGTGCTGTTCCCGGCGACCGTTTCATTGTCGGAGTTCGTGCGGCTTCGCATCAGGCATCCGACGGCATGCGTACCATCTGAGTCAAGAAGAGCCGACTCTTCCGTCGCGGTCGCGCCGAGTTGCGCGAGCCGCGCCGAACCCTGGTCGAGCAGCGGAATAAGGTTCTTGCCCGACGTGCCGAACAGCTCGTTCGCCACCGCGGCTTTACCCGCACCGTCTGCGCTCTTCGCGAACGCGTCGGCGACCCGCGTGAGCAGGTCTTCGGGTGAAGCAGTTTTGAGCGTCTTCAGGCTGATGCCGACCGCCGAAAATGCGGCGGCCGCATCCTTGTTTCCGTGCTGCGCCTCGTTCTGCGCTTTGGTCAGGTCTGCAAGCGCGTCGGCTGCATCTTTCGTCTCAACACCAACAGTCTTCGCCGCGAAGCCGAATTTCTGCACATCGTCGGTCGAAAGCCCGGTCTGCTTCGAGATCTTCTCGACCGTTTCACCGTAGGTGGCGAGTTCTTCCCGCGCGGCGAACGTCGAGTGAGCCGCAATCGCGAGCACGCCGACGAATGCGCCGACGCCGAGCACGACCGGATTCAGCAGCATGTTGAACGCCCCGGTCGCCTCCGCCATCACGAGCAGCGAGCCGGCGAACTGCTTGTAGTTGCCCTGCGACAGCTCGTGTCCGAGCACCAGCAGCTCGCGCTTCGCCGCCGAAGACTCAAGGCTGAAGCTATGCGTATGCTCCGACGCCTTGGCGATCTGGTCGATGTATGGCTTCACCGAATCCGACAGGCCGAGATTCGCGGCGCGCATGGCCAGAATCTCGGCGCGAGACTTCCCCGCCGTCGACGCATTCTTCAGCAGCGCGTCGGTGAATGACTTGACTGCACGCGCGCTCGCATCCGAGCCGCTCGCGGCTGCCTCAGCGATCGCATCCTGCGCGAGAGCCGTGCGCTTGGCCATGTCGGCCTGGGTGTTGATGAACGCGTTGGCCGACTTGCGCGCCTTCTCAAGCTCGGCGGTATAGCCGGATGCATCGGCTCCTACCTTAACGACGGTTTCATTCGCCACGCCCGGCCTCCTCAGCCTTCTTCTGTATCACTTCGATGACGGCGTCTGCCGCCGCCCGCTTCTTCGCTTCGAATGCCGGCCGCAGGAACGGCTTCGCCGCGGCGTGCGACGTTCCGAACTCGACGAACCGGCCATAAAAGGCGTCCTTCGACCATGTCACCAGGTAAACGGCGCGATGGCCTTCGATTGATTCTTCTTTGTCAAACGCGATCAGAATCGATCGCTTCAGCGTGCCGGGCACGTGCTGCGTTCCCTTACGTTCGTATGCCGTGCCGATCGGCGCCCGCATCCGCGCTTCTGCATGGATCAGGCGCGCGCCGGCGACCGCCGCCTGCCGAAGGACTTCCTCGCTGGCGATGGTGCCGAGCCGATCGAGATAGTCGGTCAGCGCTGTCGGGTTGACGACCTCGATCTTTTTAGTCATTCCGGTTCCGCTTGACCTTGAACTTCTTGCCCTTCGCTTGCGAAAGGTCGATTCCGAACATCGCGAGAGCGACGAAGCGCGCCTGATCCTTGGGATCGTCGAACAAAACTTCCTTCTTCGGCTGCTTCACCCACGGCATGAAGTCCGCCGGCTCGAACGCCTTGGTCTTCGGGTCGCGGTGGATGTTCGCGGTGGTCGCCGCCAGCATCCCCATGCGGATGTCCGCTATGCGGTCGCCGAACGGCTCGATGTTGTAGAAGGCCATCCAGTCAGCGAACTCAACACTGGTTATCTCGCGTTGAGCTCGCGCGACGGACATTCCGAGCGCGAGCGCTAGGCGGTGCCAGAAGATCCGTTCTGGATGGCGTCGGAGTTTTTTTCAGCTTCCTGCGTTTGCGTCGCGCCAAGTGCGTTGACCTTCGTGCACGCAAGGCCGATCCGACGAACGGTGTCGGCGCTCATGCCGCGCAGAGTGTCGAGATCGGCGGTCGTGAACATCGGCTCGCCCTTGTCGTCGACGACCGTGGCGACGATCACAGCAGAGAAATAGACGCTGTCGCTGGTGCCCTGCTCCTGCAGCGTCTTCTGCAGCGCGTCGCGCGCGAAGCCGTCCATTACCTTGACGCGGATTTCGCCGAGGCCTTCGACGTTGACCGTCTCGATCGGCGGTTGTGCCAGCGCGAGGAGTTGCTCTTTCGTCAGCATGGACGGACGCTCCTTAAGCCGCCGCCGGCGTGACATCGATGTCGCCGGAGATCTTGATCGCAACGGTGCCCTTCACGACAGCATCGACGCCAGCGGTGATCGGGAACGACTTCACGTAGCCTTCGAATTCGATGGTCGTGCCATCGCTCAGCAGCACCTGGTACTGCGATACCACGCCGGAACGCTTGTCCGCGAGCAGAGCCGCGTGACTGGCTTCCTTCATGTTGACGTTGATGTCGAACGACACCGTGTCCCAGTCCTGCAGCCCTTGGCGGTACTCCTTCGCGGTGCTGTCGAAGTCGGTGACGTCGATGTCGCTCGCGGAGCCCGAGAAACCGTTGAGGTTGGAAACGTTCTTGACTGCGGTCCAGACCGGCGTCTGCGTCGTGCCGGTGTTCTTCGAGATCTTCGTGCCTTGCGACGAAATTGCGGTGCTGGTCATGGGTTCACTCCTGATACCAGATTGAAAAATCCTGCTGACTGCCGTAAAGCTTCGTGTCGTCTTCGTAGACGCTCACCGGCGCGCCAATCGGCACGCCTTGCACAGGTTCGGCAGTCAGCGCAGCACGAACCTGTTTGATGATGCTTGCCGCTTCGCTCCGGCTGATGGACCAGACCGAAACTTGCATGCGGCTGTTTTGCAGCGTGTCGGCGCCGTCGAACGTCGTTTCGTCCGTCCCGCCGACGCTCTGATAGACGATGTATGGCTTAACCGGGCTCGCAGGCGCGACGTCCGGATACACGCGACCGCCGGCGAGCGCCTTCAGCGCGCCGTACGTGACCGATTCCGCGCTAGCCATTGTTCGAGCCGGTGCTGCACGCCAGATCCGTGTAGTCGCGCGCGGCAACGTTAGGAAGCGGCTGCAGGATGTTGAAGATCACGCCATCGACGATCGCGCGCATTCCGTTCGTGATGTCCGTGCGATACCGAATGCGGATGCTCGCCGTCGCGCTGCCGACGTCGGCGTTCGCCTGGGCGGTTTCCTTGCCGCTGAGCATGCGCACGTTGCCCCAGACGGTAGCGACCTCTGTCCAGCCGTCGACCGGCTGCCCGAGATCATCGGTGCCGCTGCCGTTGCGCTCGATGCGCACGCGCCGGTTGAGATCGCCCGCGCGCATCAGACGCCTAGCCCCGCGCGATACGGAAACAGCAGCTGCTTAGAGCCGGCGGGCAACTCCATGACGCTCGACGACGTGCCGACGACGACGTCCTCGCGATACGCGTACAGCTTGCCAAGAATCAGCAGGATCGCCGCGCGCACCGCGTCGTTGATGACGATCGGATCATCTCCAGCCGTCCCAGCGAGCACGGCCGCGGCCATGTCGTCAGCATTGGCGTAGATCTGGCGATTGAGGAAATCGGACGCAGACTGCACGGCTGCGCTGACATAGAGCGCGATGATCGCGTCATCAGCACCTGCGTCGACCCGCAGGTGCGCGAGAGCCTGGTCCGTCGAGATGATGGGCGTTGCGTCCGCCATTACTTCGCCTTCTTCGGCTTGGTTTCGATGTCTTCCGACGTCCGGACCTTCACCTCTTCAACCAAGCCTTGCGGCTGCAGGTCGTCGAACATGATTTTCTCCATGCTCACGATCTCGCCTTGCTTGTAGAAGCGGTCATGTTGGAACGGATGCAGGACCTTCGCTTTGATCTTCACATCGACCTCCTGTTTCGAGCCGCGCGCCAGCGGGTTGCCGGCGCGCGAGGATCACCGCTTAGCCGCCGCTTGCCGCCGCAAGAGCGCCCTTAATGAACGACTCGGGGCGATACACAGCAAGAGCGAGACGCTCTTCACCACGGATCGTGACCATGTTGGTCGTGAAGTTGTTGCCGTCTTCGCTGGACAGCAGCACGTTCGCTTGCTCGCGATCGAAGATCTGAGCGCCTTGCTTGAACGCGCCGGTGAGGAACTGTCCGACCGTCATCGCAAGCGACTCGACCACCGTGCGACCCCATAGCGACGGCTGAGCCGAATTTGCAGGCGACACAAAGATGTAACGGCCTTCCGCGTCCTTCGTCAGCTCGACCTGCGCCCAATCCGTCGGGTTCAGCACGAAGCCCGTCACCGGGAACAGTGCGAGTGCGGCCTGGAGCATCGCGAGACGTAGCGTGTCGACGTAGTTCTGGTTGGCGACTGTCACGCCAGCCGGTGCCACGTACGGGGTGGCTTGCGTGTAGACGCCGTTCAGATGCCCCGAAGCGCCCGAGCCGAACAGGATTTCTTGTTCTTCGGCGTATTCGAGGCCATAACGGAGGCGGTTGTCGATGATCGATTCGAGTTGCGGCGAATCGTCGAGGATCTGCTTCGATGCCTTCATGAAGTGGGCGATCGTCACAACGTTCGCGGTGGCTGCGCCGAACTGCATCGTCGATTCAGCCTTCGGCGCGCCTTCCGTCGCCTGGATCGCCGCGTTGTTGGTGAAGCCGGTCTCCTTGATGTACTCAATCTGATTCGAGTTCGTCGTGCCGGGCGCGAGCAGGTCGCGAATCGTCATCGGGCGGTCCGGAAGCATCTGGATGCCGGCGAGACGTTGCGAGAACACCGTCACACCGCCGTTACCGTCGGTGTTCGCCGTGGTCGCGCTGGTGATTGCCTTCACCGAGAGGTTCGCGGGAGCGCCGCGCTGGCCGGCGGCGATTGCCTTGAACTGCTCCGACTCGACGAACTGTCGACCAATCGACTTCTGCTCGCTGCGGCCGCCGGCGGCACCCGGGCCGTACTTCTTTTCCATCGCATCCATCTGCGCTTGGAGCTCGCCCTGCTTCACGAGCATCTCGTCGATTCGCTCTTTCTGGCCAGACGCCATTTCGACGCCCTTCTTGGCCTCGGCGAGAGCGCGTTCGCCCTGTTCCCGGACCTGATCGTTGATCTTGTCGAGACCTGCTTTGATTTCTGCTGCGTCCATGTGACTCTCCAGAGTTAGATTTTGGCGATGCTGAAAGCATCGAAAACTGCCTTGATTTCGTCGCTTCGCACGCCAGCATCCCGCTGGAGCAAACTCTTGAAGCCGTGATTTGTGATCGCCACCGCGTCCGACCGCGAGAATCCTGCATCCCGCAGGATGTTCTCGAAATCGCGCTCGGTGAGCGACCCTTCTGCAATGCGCGATTTGAAATTCGTGATGCGCGCTTCATCGTTCGCGGGGCTCGTCACCACGCTGATTTCGATCAGATCCAGTTCCTTCAGAGTTCGGATCCCGGTCTTCTGGTCGTAATCGGCCGACCGCGTGATGTATCCGATCGACAGGCCGGTGATCGCGCGCGACTGCATGCCCTTATAGGCGAGCTTCGCGCTCGGGGCGTCGTCCAGCCAAAGCGAGCCGTCACCGAAGAGACCGACGCTGTCCTCTTTGAGGTCGCTCCACACGCCGATCGGGTTCTCGGTGTCGTGCTGCCACAAGATTGGGACCGCGCGCCCCTTGCTCGCGAGGCTCTGCAGGCTCTTCGTGAACGCGCCCGGCGCCACGATGTCGTCCCAACTGTCCAGCACGCCGAAAACGCTTCCGTAGCCCGAGAATGAGCCCTGCTCGGTCAGCGAATCGGCCTTGAACTCGATCGATTTCGTTTGAATATGCATGTCAGACCTTCCTGGTTTCCGCGACGGGATCCGTCTGTTCGACCTTCGACGGGGCGCTCTGCGCGGCCTCGCCAAGCTTGTCGAGCGGCATGAGCGCCGATTGCACGGTCAAAACCTCGGCGTTTCCGCCCTTAGGCGGCATGTTTTCGAGACGGCGCACTTCGTCACGCGTGTAAATGCCGTTTTGCGTCATGCTCGAGTAGTAGGACGCGCGCGCCGCGCTATCCGTACGCAGCAAACCTTCGACGCTGAACTCCGCGTAGAGCCCGCGCGCCTTCTCCGCGTCGCTGAAGCAGCTCCGTTTGATCGCGTCCTCGATGCGCGCGATCCACGGTCGCAGGCAGTACGTTAGAAAGCCGAGCGTCTGCTGCTCAAGTCCTGAACCCCACGACGTCGAGTTAGATGTACTGCCGACCATATGCGGTGGCACCCCGAACCAGCGGCAGATCTCTTCGACGTTGAACTTTTGCGTCTCGAGCAGCTGCGCGTCCGCCGGCGACATCGTGATCTGCTGATACTTGAACCCCGCTTCCAGCGTGATGACTCCGCCGGCGTTCGCGCCGAACGTCTGCATGCTGTTGCGCAGGTCCTCGCGCTGCTTCGGCGTCAGGATCTGGTCGCTCTGCAGCACTCCGGACGCCTTCAATCCGTTTTTGAATACGGTCGAACCGGCCGAATTCGCAGCGATGGTCGTACCGATGACCTCGCGCGCATAGCTGAGCGGCGAAAGGCCCAAGAAGCCGTCGAGCGACGGCCCCTTGATATGCAGAATGTCATCCTTCGATAGCCCTCGGTACACGTTCCCGTTAAAGTCGACGTAGTCGTACCGCAGCGAGTTGTCGTTCTGCCGATTCACGGATACGCGGATCGGCACAAGCGGAATCAGGTTCAAAATCCGCCGGCTGCCGCCGACGCCGCTGTTGTATTGCTTCCAAACGTAGGCGTTGCCCGCTAACAGCAAGCTCAGCAGGATGAATTCGAAGAATTCGACCGCCGTCTGTTCGTTGTTCGGCTCGCTATGCAGCAGGAACTGCAGCGGATGGTTGCTCGCGATCACCCGCCCGCTACCGTCCGGATCGTCCTGGTAGACGTTGATCGGCAGCGTGGCGATCGCGCCTGCGATAAGGTTGATACATCGCCATACGGTCGCGACGCGCAACGCCGAATCCGTGCTGACGATCGCGCCAGACGCGCTTGCGGTGCCGAAGAACCGCGCGAAGAAGCTGCCGTCCGTGAGCGAAATGAGCGTGCTTCGGCTAGACGTGACGGTGCTTACCAACGCGGATTTCACTCGCGTCAGCATTCCCGGTTTCTTTTCCAAAATTCGCCCTGTTTGCGTTACGCCAATCGGCCGTTACCAGTTGACGACGATCGGGTTGGACGTGAATCCGTCCAAGTCAGGATCATGTCCGGCGAGCATTGCTCGACCGATCGCCATAATCAGCGCCACGGCGCCGTCAATCTTGTTGTCGTTACCCTGCTTGATCGGACGCACGACATCGTCGTTGCCCGGCAGGTTCTTCCCGACCACGTTGCTTACGCACCAGGTCATGATCGGGTTGCCGTCGTGATGGAACCGGCCCGAAGTGATCGCGGCCTCAAGTTCCTTCATCGGATCGGACATGTTCGTGTAGTTCTGAACGATGGTGACCGGCGTCAGCCCTTCGTCTTCGAGCTGGTGAGCGAGGTTTGTCGCGCCGTGCGGGTCCATCGGCACGCACTGCACCGGACAACTGTGGTTCGACAAAACCGCCTCATGCTGGATGTCGCGATAGTCGATTTCGGCCCCTTCGGTCTCGAGCAGATGGCCCGTATTCACCCACTTCTGATAGCGTTCGGCCATCCGCCGGTTCTCGGTGTTCTTCACCGTGTCTTCCGGCACCCAGAAGCGCGGCGCGACGCTGTAATAATGCCGTCGGCCGTCGATGTCGCGGTAAAAGAGCCGCGCCATGCTGTTCAAGTCGAGCTTCCGCGCCATGTCGAGCGCGAGAATGCAGTCTTGCCCCTCGAACCGCTCCAGCGTGAGCGTCGCGTCCTCGCAGTTCTTCCAGTCTTCCAGGTTGAAATAGCCCGCCTTTGCCGACGTCCAGACGTTCAGATGCTTCGTTTTGAACGTGTTCGTGAAGCGCGCAGACTTAATCGCGCGCTGCTGCTGGCTTTCCAGATAGTCCTGATAGACCGAAATGCCGATATTCGGGTTGGCCTTCGCCAGCACCCGCGGGTCGGTCCAGTCGTCGCCTTCGTCGATGGTCCAGATCCAGCCGAAAAGCTCGTCATCGGGCACCGTGCCCTCAAGCATTTCGATCGTCTGTCGACGTTTGTCGTAGCACGGCCCTTCGATGTTCGCGCCGGCCGTCGTGATGATGAACATGAGCGGCTGGCGACGGGCGCCCATGCCGGTCAACATCGTTTCGTACAGCGCCGAGCTGTCGTGCTCGTGATATTCGTCGACGATCGCGCACGACGGCGACGCGCCGTCACCCGGATTGCCGATCAGCGGCTCGAAGCGGCTGCCGTCCTCCGGCTTGTTCATGTTCGAGGCGTTCACCTCGATGCCCGCGGCCTCGATGAGCAGCGGCGAGCGCTTTACCATCAGCCGCGCGGGCCGGAACACCTCCCACGCCTGCTTCTCGGTCGTCGCGCCGGCATACACTTCGGCGCCGAACTCGTCGTCGAGCACAAACATGCCGATGCCCACGCCCGCCGCGATGACCGATTTGCCGTTCTTCCGTGGCACTTCCCAGTAGCTTTCGCGGAATCGACGCTTGCCCGTGCGCTTGTTCAGCCAGCCGAACGTGCACATCAGGCCGAATTTCTGCCACGGCTCGAGCGTAACGAGCTGGCGCTTGAACGCCCACTCGCCCTTCGTGTGCGGCATCAGTTCGATCAGCGCCAGCTTCTTCTCAGCCGTCGCCGCGTCGAACTTCCACTTAAATTCCTTCTTCCTGCTCGCGGCGAGGTCGTCGAGATGCCGCTGACATGCGAGCACGACCAGCCGACCGGCCGGGCGCTTGCCGCGCACGACGTCGCGCGCGAATTGGAGCCCTTGCTCCACGCGCGGATACGTTGTTGACATCGTGAATTAGCTTCCGAGCAGCGCGCCGAATGGGTTGTCGGGCTTCTTTTTGGCGCCGCCTACCATGTTCTGACGGCTCGATGGGTCGAGTCCAAGCAGCGCACCGAACGTCGCCATCTGCCGCGCGGCCTCGTTCTGGATCGTCGCGGCTGGGTTTTTCATCGGCGCGCCCTGCGCGCTCAGCACGACGAGCCCGTTTTTCCGCAAGTCCTCACTGGCGAGGCGATGCCGACCATACGCCTCGCAGAAGATCTCGAGGTTATGCACGTCGGTCATCTGCACTATCTTGTGTTTGCAGAGCGAAGGCGCGACCCGCGTCCACATCTCCGCGGCATATCCCTCGATCCACGCGGGACACTCGATATTCGTGACTTGCCCGTAGTCCGGCTCGTCTTTATTTAATGCCCGCTTGCCCGGATTGCCGGCCAGTTCCTTTTTGGCCGTGGGCTTGGCGCGGCGCCCGGAGCGGCCTTTAACACCGGCCATTTTTCTCTCCGTTTGCAACCATTTTCGGCATTTTGCCGTTGTAACTCTTACTCGCCGCCGAACTCAGCGGCCCGAAAATCGATTTTTATATTTCGCGGCCGTGAAAATTCGACGGAACGGTCGGTCCCAAGCCGGTTCCGGCTGGACTTTGCCTACACCCCTCCCGTCGTCATCGCCGCTCGCTGCCGGTCTTCGTCTTGTGGCATGCGCGGCAGATCGACTGCAGGTTCTCGTCTTCATCGGTGCCGCCCTGAGACTTAGGCACGCGGTGATCGACCTCGGTCGCGACGGTCACACGACCAGCACGACGGCAGGCCTGACACAGTCCGCAGTCACGAAGCAGGATGCGCTCGCGACGCTTGACCCACGCGCTGCCATATCCGCGCGCGTGGCGATTGCCACGCACCGCGTCAGGCTTCCACTTCACTTCCTCGCTCGCGTGCGGCTCGCAGTACGACTTGCCACCAGGCACGAGAGCGCTGCACCCGCGATGCTTGCAGGGGCGCATCGGTCTGCTCGGCATATCGTAGAATCGTTGCGCCGGATAGGCCGGCAAAACTATGGAGGAAATCGTGGGTCGATTCTCAACGAGCTCCGCTCTTGCCATCACCAAAGAAGCAATCACTGCGGCACTGCAAGACGGAACTATCAAGCTGCTTGGAACAGGTAGCAAGCAACTCGCAGAAGAGAATGCGAAAGCCGACGCGCTGTACTTGGCAACGCTGGCGAACTCGATGTTCGAGCAACTCAACAGAGATGCTTCCGCCGAACAATAAGCAAAAAAGCCCGCGCGGCGCGAACCGAGCGGGCTTTTCTTTGGGCGAGCGAACGCCCCACGCGCGAAATACTACGACAATACGAACTGGTTTACAACCCCTTTGTGATGATCACGCTGGCTGGTGATCCTTCAGCCAATCGCGTAGCGCATCGTTCATGCGCGTCTGCCAACCATCCCCCGACGCCTTGAACGCTTCGACGATGTCCGCATCGTAACGCACGGACAGCAGCACCTTCGGCGAGTCGAGCCGAGGGCGCCCACGCGGGCCGAGACGCTTCATCTTCTTGAAGTCCTCGCTCGGGACTTCGTACGTGTCCGGATCTGCGGCGATGCCGCGATTGATTGCCTCGTTCTCTTCGTCCGTCGGCATGATGATCTTAGGCTTGCTCGACATAGTCTTTCACCTCGCGCTTATTTGCTTTGCGCATGCTGATGATGTGCATGCTGTCGCCGCGCTGCGTGAACACCACGCAGTAGAGACGAGAGTCGATGATGCCGAAACCGACTTCCCGCACTTCCTTGTAGTCGTTACGCACATCAACGTAGGCCATCACATCAGACCAGTCCAAGAGGCTTGCCAGCGCAAGTGATACGCCGTGCTTCGCGACGTTCGCTTCGTTCTTGGCCGGGTCGTATGTGATGTCCATGTGAATAATTGTAGCTACAGCTATTAACAAGCGCAAGGAATATTTGTAGCTACACAATCACGGCGCGCAGATGAGTCCTTTCGCGAGCAACGCAGGACGCATCAGGGCTTTGGCCTCTGCATAGTCTCGATCCTGCGTCGCAGGGCTGCGCGGGTTCGTGAATACGACAGCGCCCGCGACGAAGTTGCGCACGGCGGTCATGACGGCGATGCGGTGCGCGAGCGACAACGTCTGGATGATCGGCTCGACCGCTTGCCCGGTCGCGGAGCGCAGTTGGCTGTCGACGACATCGCCGATCTCGTCGTAACTCATCCATTGGCGGCTGCTGCGGCAGTCGCGGAACATCGCGCTCGCGCGGCCGTATCCGACGGCAGGCTGATACGCCTCGCTCCATTCGTACCACTCTGTCAACACAGCATCGATCTCGTCAGCGGCGATTGCGCTCGTCGTCATGTTCGTCCTCTTCCCATATTGTTCGCAGCGGTATCCGTGGTTTTTGCCGATGGCGCAGATGTTTTGCATGGAGCCGATGAATTCGAAGGTTCGTTCGTGCGGGCAGCCCTTGCATGACTGCCCCTCTCGATAAATCAGTTGCTGAAGCGGGTCGCGAAACGCACGCGCGGTCACTCGCGCACCTCGTGCCCAAAGGCTTCCGCGACGCGCAGGCGGCAGATCGCGACCTTCGGCGACTCGTCCGTGAACATGCCGTGGAAAATTGGATTAAGACCAGCCTCGGCCAACCATTCGAGCTTGCCGTCTACGCGCGGCATGGGGTAGACGACGTACTTCTGCCGCTCCATGATCGGTGCCGCGATGTGCCAGTTCTCGGAAGGTTGGTACTGAATGAAGCCGGCGTACTGCACGTCGACCTGACACCAGTCCATCCCGCATGCGTGCTTTACCTGGGCTTCGAGACCTTCTGCTTTTGCGACCCAGTAGTCGAGCTGTGCTCCGGATAGTTGAGCGACGTTCATTCCATGGCCCTCGCAACTGCGGAGTCGATCGAGCTAACCGTCTTTATGCCGATGAACACACCCAACCAGAAGGCAACAACAGTCAGAGATGCCACCAACAAAGTGAGCGTCATGCTGTTCATTTCTGCTCCCCAGGCTTGGCCCAATCACGGCGCTTGATGCCGAGTGCGTAATACATCGCGTCGAAGTTGTCGGGGATCATGCGGCCTCCTTGCTCACGTCCATTTCTTCCAAGCCGCTCGCGAGGAACGGCGCCAGCGTCTTCACGTTGTGTTTGATCAGAGCGCGTGTGCGGTAGATGCCCGGCTCGATCCAGGCGGGATCTAGAATCGGTATCCCCTTGCGGTTGTCTTCCGGGATCCATGCGTCGACCAAGACATACGGCAGGAGCCGGTTTTGAGTCTTCGGCAGTGCAATCCGGTACACGGTCGTTTCGATCAGGAAGTCCGACGTCACTCTCTCGGGTGCATAGCGACGGCCGCTGCGAGAGCGCGGCGTGCGCCAGTGAGTGGTGCTGGGAATGTAGATCAGGCATCGCATTCGTTTTCCTCTTTCAAACCCATCTTTGCGGCACGCACGGGCTGCCACGCCTCATACGCGCGATCCCACGTTTCGAATTTCTCCGCACGCGGAGCCTTTCCTTGATCGATCCACGAGTGGCACGCCATGCAGCCGGGCACAGTGAACTCGTGTTTCGCTTTTAGGCCTGCGCCCTTTCCGTGCCGTGCTTGATTGCTGTGCGCCGGCACGACCGTCTCCGCACCGATGCAGACGCCCGGCACGCGCAGAAAGCACTGCTCGCCGCGGCACGCGTCCAAGTACTTCGACCCTTCGGCGACGGTCGGCTTCTTCACGCGCGCCTTCAGTGTTGACCGGCGCAGCGACGTCGCGCGATCGGCCAGCGGCCACGCAGAGCGCTTCATCGGCGTCTTGCGTGCGAGCGGTGCCGATCGCTTCACGCGGCCTCCGCTTCGTCGAGCAGCTCGACAACGGCGTCTTGCGAAATCACCGGCATGTCGGCGGCGAGGCCGATGATGTGTCGCGATTGGTAGACGCGCAGACCGAGGCCGCGTGCGATCGTGTGCTCCAGAGTTGCGCCGGGAGACTGGCCCCAGCCCGGCAAGAGCGCGATGCCGTCGCAAAGCACGAGCTCGCGAATGTCGGCGCGCATGCACGACAGCCAGTCAGGATTCGGGCCGACGTCGATTTCTGCCGGGTTGACGATCTCGTAGCCGAGCGCGCGCAGGCGTGCTGCTTCGGCGTGGAATGCCGGGAAATTCAGTTCGGGCAGATTGGACATCGGGCCGGCGATATAGAGCTTCATGCGGTGACTTCTCCGAAAAGAGCGGCGACGAGCGGATCACGACGGACGATCGTTCCAGCGCGCATGCGAGACTGGTGGCGACGACGAGCCATCAGGCGTTCGTATTCGTCCGGGCGGTCGTTCTTCAGGGCGGCCATCCGCCGACGCCACTTCTTCGCGCCGGTTGATGCGGCCGGTCGTTTGGCATCGCGGCCGCTGCCGAGCGCCCAGATTCGCGCGGGGTATCCGCTGACGTGGAATCGCTCCCATGCGTGGATGTGGACTTCGCCGCGCTCGTGCATGCGGTTAATGCGGGCCGTCACACAGCGGTTCGACATGCCGGTCTTGGCCGAAAGCTCGACGACGTCCATCGGCCCGCGCCGAAGCTCGACGCGAATCAGGTCATCTGTCGGCGTCAGAGAGATGTGCTTCCGAACCTGCGGCGCGCGCGGGCCGAGCCTTAACGCTATTGCCCGCTGCGAAAGCGACGAGCAGGATCGGCCTGGGAACTGGTGTACGAAGCTCTTGATGGTCTGATGGCTTTTCCATAGGCGGCGCAGCAGTGCGTCGTGCTCGGCTTCCCATCGAATCCACGGCTTGTTCACGCTGCCTCCTTAAAGCATTCGCCAGAATCGATTCGGCGATGGACCTCGGCGAGCGCATCCAACACCACAGCCTTCGTCGTCACGCGCATCTGCTCGTCGTGCAGCTCGAGCGACATGCGGATGTAGTTCATGGCGTCGCCGTCGAATCCCCACTTGCCGAACTTGCGTGCGCGGTCACGCGTTCTCACGGCACCGTCGAGCGCGCTCTTCACGACGTCGATCAAGCCAGCGCCATAACCGCGCTCAGTCAGCACAAGCGTGATGTTCAGCGCGCAGACCACCGTCGACCAGTGCTCCTCCGTGCCGCGCCCCTTCAGCATCTCGTCGAGCGCGACGTGATAGGCGATGCCGAGATCCGTCGTCTGGGCGATGTCCATCGGTGTGCGGCGCTCGAGCACGTCGATTCCGACCGTCGGGTTGATCGCGCGCGGGCGATAGGCCTTGCGCGGTTTCTTGTTGCCTGCCATCAGAATTCCTCCACTGCCCAGCCGCCGCCGGACTTCTTCGTGTTTGCCGTCACCGCAATGAATCGAAGCGGATACTGGTCGGCGACGACCTTTACCTTTACCCGCGCGTCGTCTTGCCAATAGCCCTTCACCTCGTGACACTCCAACTCACCGCTCGCGAGCATCACGGCGAAGTCCGGCGTATAGAACGTGTTGTCGGCCAGGCGGAACTTCATCCCCTCGAAGCGGAACCAGACGATGTCGCCGGCGTGCTTTCGCTGCTCTAGGTAAGCGGCATACCGGCGCTCAGTCGCGTTCATCGCGCCAGCCTTCAGCCGTCCCAGCGCCTGCACGGCCTTCTTCGCAGCGTCGCGCGGCGTTGCCGTCTTCCGCGCCGACGGCGCGACCGATTTGACCGGCTCCGAGCACGACGCGATGTCGTCGAATTCGCTGTTCGGCTGCGTGCCGTGGATCTGGGCCAGCTTGCGTTGCGCGTATCCGGTGATGCCGCGTTCCTCGTGAACGGTCGCAGTGCCGACGGTTTTTGTGCCGGCCGCTACGTGCATCGGCCAAGGTGCTCGCTTGCTCACGCAGCCTCCGAGTTGCCGTTCTTATCGCGCGGAATGTCGTTGAAGTAGGCGTACAGGGCTTCGTAGCGGTCTTCGCTTTCGCGGCCGACCGTGCGCAGCATGTCTTCCATCCATTCGCCCGGGCCTGCGGCCTTGAACACGCGGACTTTGAAGTGCATGAACGTCTCGCCGTCCTTCTTCGCGACGCCGATCTGCGCGGCGCGTGCCTCGATGCCGCTCGACGTCTTCCACCAGTCCGCAGCGATTGCCGTCCCGCCGTTTGCCGCCGCGACAGTCGCCGAATCCGCTTTCACCGGAAACAAGCCGGTCCAGCCGCGCAGCACCGCTTCCTCGATCGTCACTTCCGGCGACTGGCCAGAAGCAGCCAGCTTCACCAGGCGCTTGATCGATACCGCCGCAGCACCGCGTGTCCAAGGCGCTTCCTTGGCCTTCGCCTCGCGGTGCTCGCACCACATCGCCCAGACTTCCGGCGTAATGCCTTGAGGAAGTTCGATTGCACGAAGCTCGTCATGCAACGCAACTCGCGGCGCACGCCGCGCAGGTTGACGGTTCAATGACGGTTCTTCTGACGGTTCTTTACGGTTAGACGGCACCTGGTGCGGGGGTGGGACGCACGGCGTGCGGGGGTGTGGTGCATCTGCTGCTGGGGTGCTGTCGTTATCTGCACCGGTGCATTTCGTGCGGGGGTGCATTTCCTTCGGGGGTGCATATGCTGCGGGGGTGATGGTGTAACTCGTGTGCCGTCCGTTGTTCCGATTCGCCAGCACGATGCCCGCAGACTCAAGCCACTTGATTGCGTTCTGCACCGCGCGCTCTGATGCGCAAATGCGCTTCGCGATCGTCGCGATGGACGGCCAGCACACGCCCTGGTCGTTCGCGTTGTCCGCCAACGAGATCAGAACAGCCTTCTGCGCGAGCGACATTCCTTGGAGCGGCCAGCAGGCCGACATGATCATCGTGCTCATCTGGGCCTCAGTGGAGATCCGCACCGCGCATCTTCTGCGCGATCTCGGTGAGGCCCTTGGCGGTCACGAGAACCTGCGTGGTGACCTTCTCGGAGCCGTCGGTGCGATGGACGGTGGTGATCTTGTGTTCGAGCACGCCGCGCTGGATCTTGTCCTGATAGGCCGTCCACGTGGCGTTGCCCGGGCGGCGATAGATCCATCCGTTCGATTGCATCCACTCGAACACGCGCTTCGGCTGCTCTTGCAAATTCTTCGCGGCGTCGGTGATGCACATCGCGCCTTGCGCGGCAACGGTCAGGCGCTCGAGGGCGGCGACTTTCGGCGCGGCCTCGATGACCTGCTGCTGAAGCGCGAGATTCTTATCGACCTCATCGGCCCATGCGCGGGCGGCGACGGCCGGGTTCGTAAAGTCGGGTAGCGCCGACGCGGCGACTTGCGATTCGAGCTCTTGCCAGCGGTCGACGATTCGCGCGCGCATCGCGATGCTGTATCCGGAGACGAGGATCAGCGTTTCGCGCTTCGGCAGAAAGAAAGCGGGCTGAAGGCGGCCATACGCGTCGGCGACATTGGCTGAAAAATCAGCCGATCTCAAACCGAGCTCGTCGAGCATCTTGCGAATGTCGGCCATCACGTTCTTGTGCTCTTTGTTCGTGAGATCGGCAATTTCCTTGCTCGACATCGTGAGCGCCGCGGACAGTGCGATTTCGTTCATGGATGACCTCACAGGTCGTGGTCATGACCGCACGGCAGAGTGCCGTCGGCGTTTTGCTTCGCGCCGCAACCGATGCAGATCTTCGGTTCGGACTTAGCGCGCTCGCGCGCTTGCCATTCGGCGGTGAGCGGACCGTCGAAGAAACGGCCCGTGGTGATGAGGTTCGGGAACGCGGGAATGTTCATGGTTAATTTGCCATGCCGCGCAGCCGCGCAGCCAATGTGAAAAGGACTTGCGCGTGCGTGAAGATGCGGCTCTCAACGCGGTCTACTTCCTTCAACTCGACCCGACCGTCATCCAATGTCTTGCAGATTTCCTTGCCGACGTCGCCATGCGTCTCCCACGCCTTGCCCATCATCTCGACGATCGCAGCGTCGTTGCAGTCTTCGACGCGTGGCGTTTCTACCAGCGTGTAGCCGAGCTCTTCCGCGATGGCCTTCGCAATACGCGCGTCCCCCGTGATCTGCGACATCCGAACCGCTTCAGCGAGCGTCAGGTGATGCGTGGTGTTATTCGGGTTCACCTTGTTGCGCAGGATGTTCGCCGACATGCCCATACGCGGCGCGAGCGATTCGCAACCACCGGGGTAGTCGTGTGCAACTGCGTATGCGGCATCAGAGATGTTCAATTGCTACTCCGGACAGACGTTTTTACTAGGGGTTGACCCGGTTAAAGTGGCGTCATAAGCAAAAACGACACAGAAAACGGGGTAAAACAAAAATGACAAACGGCAAGTGCCTGAGAGACCTCGGCGCGATTAGTAGTCCTCAATCAGACTGTGTGAGCCCCACGCTCAAAACAGCAGAAGAAGGACGCGCGCCGCTTACCTCGTTGCTTTGGCTGGTCCTGCTGAATCCGCTTTCAGTCGGCGGAACTGCAGGACCGCTTTCTTTCGCGCCTCGTCCAGCGCAACATCCGGAAAACCTTTCGCGATGAGTTCCAACAGCATCGCGCGCACTTCCTTCTGCTCCGCAGCGGTCAGTGGTGTATCAGTCATGCCACCACCGCTGAGCCGCGAAGCTTTGACCATGTGACCTTAGGGCGCAGGTGTTCGCAACGGACTGCACCCATGCTTTCGACCTCGATGTTGATGCAGAGCTGAACGTCGAACTGCTGGTCTGCACTGATCGCCTTGCGCAGGTAACCGAGCGTCGTCCCACAGCGGCGCGCAAACTCCTCCTGCTTCTCGGGAGCCATCGAATTGAGGTATGTGCGTAGCTTGTCCATACCTGCATATTACCAGACGGTAATGGAAAGTCAATACCATTCGGAGATTTACCCTTCGGTAATGCCGGTCGATAATTCCGGTATGACAGTCATCGACAATCGCCGCGCGCGCCTGGCGCAGCTCATCGAAAAGTACGGCTCACAGGCGGAGTTCGTCCGCCAGACAGGTGAGAACCAGGGAGAAATTTCCGCTCTTCTGAAGACCAAGTCCTTCGGGGAAAAAAAAGCAAGGAAGCTGGAAGAGAAACTTAAGCTACCCACTGGGTGGCTTGATGAAGCGCCTACTTCAGAGAAGAATGTTCTGACGGATGGAAGAGCGTCCGTCAACATTCGTCCCATTGTCGGATGGGATAACGATCAAGAACTAGGCGAAGAGTACGTTTTGATTCCGAGACTCGAAGTGAAGGCGTCTGCCGGAAATGGCCGGATCGTGTGGCACATCGACGAGAAAGGCCAACGCCAGGCGTTCAGGAAGGCATGGCTGAAGCGGCTCGGCCTGGATGCGGAGCACGCGGCGACGATCGTCGCAGAAGGTTCCAGCATGGAGCCTCGGGTGATCGATGGGGACTCGCTCGTCGTCAACTACAAGGCTACCGAGCTGGTCGATGGCAAGGTCTACGTGCTGGCTTACCAGAACGAGGTGTACGTGAAGCGGCTCTTCAAGCGGCCGGGCGGAGGCTTGAGCATCCGATCCGATAATCCGGACAAGACGCGTTACCCAGACGTCGACATCTCGGCGGAAGAGTCCGGACACGTGCAGATCATCGCCCGCGTAGTGGGCGTCAGCGGGGCAATGTGAGCGACATACAAGAGCCGACGTTTGGAACATCCGCACCGCGGGGCACGGCGGAAGAGCGCATCTTCCTCGATGAAGGGGCGATCAAAGTTACCAATGCTAGGCTGCTGGTGCCCGGTAACACGTTCGCCATGAGCGGAATCACGTCCGTCAAGCATATCGAGAAAGACCGGTCGTGGCTCGCCGGGACGATTCTTGTTGCTGTTGGCGTAATACTCCTCTTCTGTGGGCTTACCTTTGTGCCCATGGCCGTCATTGCCCTCATTCCCGGCGCGATTTTGCTCGCGCGTGGCAAGCCTAAGTACGCGATCAGCCTCATGACGTCATCGGGCGAAGTCACAGCGTTCTCATCACAGGACAAGGGACTTGTACGGCGCGTCGTCGATGCCCTAAACAACGCGATCGTGTATCGCGGGTAAGCCAAGAGACCGATCGCCGTTAGCCCGCTTTGTGATGGGTCGAAGGTGAGCTGATGCGACGGATCATGGATGCGCTGAATCAGCGTTCGTGTTTCTTGCTGGTTGGCGGATGCCTGCGCGCTAGGTCGATGTAAGGGAATACTGCACTTGCGGTCTGCCCAAAAATTTACAGTTGGAGCTGAACCGGTGTCTGACAGTCAGAAACAAGACGTCGATTGGGATAAGGTTACGCCACACGTCCGGCGCAGAAAGTGCCCCGGCTGCGGAACAGAATTGAGTCGTTTCAACCTTACAGGGTTGCTCTTTCCGATCGAACAGTTCGCCATGGCGTATTTGCAGGACGCAAACAGAAAACTAGGCTGGTCGATCAGGCCGTTTGGAATGCAGTCGATGAACGAATTACAGTTCCTCGCTTTCTCGAGCATCTGCGACAACTGCACTCTTTTGTCGACATGGGATTTTGGCGTCGAAGAACTGGACGAGATCCTTGCGCAGAGGATACAGCCGCCGTTTGCACAGATAAATTGGACTTACAACCCCGCCAAGCTTGCTCGAGCCTTGGAACTTTCCCCGGAGTGGCTGCGGCCGTCTTTGCAGCAGCTTGTTGAATCTCTGACACCGAAGAAAGAGAATGAGCAAAAACCACCTTCGGCTAGTTGAAGAGTCCTTTACGAAGGCTGATGAGACGCCGATTGCAGAGATCCACGCTAGAACCGTCTACGATGAGTTAAAGTCTGCGAACGTCGGTCCATCGCCGAGGTATTTTGGCGGTGGAGGCCTGTCGGAGATGCTTGTCTTTGGCGGAGATGGCCCCACGTTCTCGACCAGAGACAATATTGACGCTCCTATGAGTACGCCAACCCGAGAAGAGATTGACGCCAAACTGGAAGCCATCGAAGCGCGGATGGACGGACGTCTTGCATCTATCGACGGTAAGATCGACAGCTTCTTGGCCCGTATGGAGGAGCGCGAAAAAGCGGGAGAGGTGCGCGCAGAATCGCTCAAAGAGAGCCTCCAGCGCACAAACGATGCGGTTTCTCGCGTCGAGAACTCGAGCTCGAGCCTAAAGTACTGGCTTATCGGGACGGCTATCGCTACCGTCGTGGCGCTCGCATCGCTCAATGCCACGATCCTTTCGAACATGGTGGCGTCTTTCGAATCCGGCAAGAACACCTCATCGGCTCAGGCGCAGGTGGCGCAGCAGATCAAGGAAACTCAAGAACTGCTCGAACAGGCCAAAAAAGCGGCCTCCGCTCAGACGCAGAAGTAACTTCCGACCTGGTTGTACCAGACCCACTTCGGCGGGTTTTTGTTGCCTGCTCACCACCACTACTCCGACGTGCGCCGCAAACGGTTGCGAATGCTCTGAACAATGCTATCTTTCCTTCCGGAAAGGAAAGGGAAAGCTCGCCCCGCCAGAAGCCGAGCATCCAAGGGATGACATGAAGAAGACTATTGCCGCTGCGCTCGCATGCGCCGCTGTTCTCGCCGCTTGCGGCGGTGGCGGAGACGGCACTCCGTCGTCGACCGCCAAAATCTCCTACTACGGCAACCCGCTGCGGCAAGCAGCGACGACGACTGCCACGGCGAAGGTCGCTGCCGTTGCACGAGCAGCCTCCGATGCTCCGGCGTCGGACGCGGCCGCGCAGACGGTGCAGACGCTGACGCAGGCGCTCGCCGCACAAGGCGTGACTGCTGACGTGACGCCACAGGTAATGAACGGCACCACGCTGCACGCCCTGATCATGGGCGAGAACAACGGCCTTCCGCCGACGCAGGACCAGTTCAAGACCGATCCGAACGGGTTCATCGTCGCGAACTTCCAACTGGACGACATGGTCACGCGGAACGACGACCCGGCACAGGTGGCGGCGCTCGCTCAGTTCCAGCAGGATCTGTACACCTTCATCCAGCGTGCGCACGTCGCCGGCAAGCTGACGTTCGTAATTTTGCCGATCCGAACCTGCGACCAGCCATTCGGCAAGAGCGCAGCAGACGGCGTCATCCAGGCGGCCACGACTGCCGCCTCTCTGTCATCCGGCTATGCCGTCGGTGGACTCTCGGCGAACGTGGTAATGGACGCGAACGGCGTAGCGACGGACACGGTTACCGCCGGGCATATGGGCGCGGACTGCCGGACGCCCGACGCATCCCTGATCAACATGGCAAATCAGAACATGGCGGAACGTATGGCGCCAGTGCTGAAGGACGGACTGTCAAAGTAAGCTCTCTTTTCCGGATACGACGCCCGCCTCGAGCGGGCGTTTTTCTGTGCAGTCGCCCGCAAACGTTGCACTGCTGCAACATCGATCGCCAAAATAGCGACGTGAAAGTGGCTTTCATCGGGGCGTCGCTCGTCATCCATTACCAAATTGGTAGTCGATCGCCCAAACCGTATGCGCTCACGATTCGCCAAACGCCGATAGACAGTACGAGTGACGAAAAAGCGACATGTCATCACTTCCGTCAACACTTTGTTCGAAGTATTTACATTCGTCGGAACATAGGCATTAGGCGTCTCATTACCAAAAGATCGCTTAAATTACTATTTGGTATTGACTACACCATTACCCGTTGGTAATATCCATCTCATGCACTCACCGCGTCGGTGAGCCGAAACGAGAGGTGGATGATGCACACGATCAACGACACAGACATCAGCGCGGCGAAGGCGCTGAACATCGCGGTAGGAGTTCTCTCGATCGTCGGTATGACGACGACCGTCATCTGCGCAGTGCTCAACGGGGTCCTGTGATGCAGACGCCCGCCCGCAATACCGATCTGCGCCACGTCGACACGTCCGGCGCACTCACCCTCGAAGAACGCCGCGCGGTTCTGCGCCAGCGCCAGCGCGAAGCACTCGGCCTCACCGCGCCGCGCGTCGAGATCGGCAAGTTTCACGTCCCGGCCTGCGTTGCGCGCCAGTTCGCGTATCTCAACGTCAGCCCCCGCTAACCGCTCCCGGAAATGCTCACCATGATCGCCCTCTCGTGCTCAGTAGTACTTATCGGCCTCATCGCTTATCTGCTTGTGCGCGGCGGCGACGACCGCCTCGAAGAGATCGAGCAGCGCAAGAAGCGCATCAACTGGCCCGTCGCGAACTGAATTTCAACCCAAGGAAGCGGCCCGGCGCTCTATCCGGGACTCTCAGTTGATGGCGTTGCGCGGCGTGGAGCGATGTAAGCGATGAACCGCCGGGTTGGCCACGCGCGACAAGCGCCGCTGGCTGGCGAAGAGGACCGCGAGAGCGCCTCGGCCGTAGCGCCATCAACTTAGATTCGAACAAGAACGAGGACAGCATGAGCAAACTGCCGAAACTGCCTGAGCCAATCGCCACACTGAACGGTGTTGGCGTTTTCACTGAGCATCAAATGCAGGGCTACGCGAACGCCGCGCTTTACGAGGCGAATGTCCTGCACGAGGGTGCCGAGGCTGTCGAGAGCTTCCTGTCTGAAGTTCGCGCCGAATTGCTGCGCGCCCGCGCCAAGTTCCCCGGTGATCGAATCATGACGATCGCACTCGCTGAGGAATTCGGAGAGCTGTGCAAAGCCGTGCTCGACGAGCCTGCCGCCAACGTCCGAAAGGAGGCGATTCAGACGGCTGTCATGTGCGCCCGCGTCGTTCTCGATGGGGATGGATCGGTGAACCAGTGGCGCGCCGAGAAGGGGCTTGATCCGCTCACGGCACCTAGCGCATGTCTTGCATGCAAAGGTCGCGGCTGGTTCACGAATCGCGATCTGGAAGATGAGTGGAAGCAGGATTGCCATGCGTGCAACGGCACCGGCAAGGCAACCGGAGAGAAAGCATGAGCGAATCGACGAATACCGCCGAGCAGGACGGCAAGCCGCTCCAGCAGGCATTCTCGAAGAAGCCGAAATTCACCCGCGAGCAACTGGAGCGCTATCGCCGCTACGAGTGCCCGGAATGCCACGAGACGCACAGGGACGAATGGGACGCCGAGCGGTGCTGCCCGCGTGACGTCGATGAGGTCTATGTCTGCCCGGAGTGCGACGAGTCCTACTCAGACATGGACCGCGCGACGCAGTGCGAGGCGTCGCACGGCGGTGTGATGGCGAGCCCGCTTGCGGTCAACCGCTGCCCGATGTGTGCGGAGTCGCACGAGGACATTGAGGAGGCTGTGCACTGCTGCATGTGGAAACGCATGGGCTTCGCGGAGCGCGATCAGCTGATACGGGACATCCGTCTGGGCCAATACGACCCGGCTACGTTCCAGATTCGCTGAGCGCCTAACCCCCTCCGCGCCGCGCGCTCATCCCTCGACCGCGGCGCTTCTCAATGAATGAGGTTTGAGATGAGCATCAACGATTGCGGCCCGCGCAAGCACGACTACGAATTTAAGGGCAACAAGACGTTCAAGAGCATGACGATGAGCGCACGCGGAACGACGGTTCGTTTCTCGCAGAATGCCGTCTACAAATGCAAGACCTGCGGCAAGGTGCGCCGCGGCCCGGTAAAGGTTTGCGAACCGAACGACAGCTTGTGATCCGCCACACCCCCACCTTCCGCGCGCATGCCGAAGCCCTAGACGCGCTTGGAAGATCGAAGACGCCGACGACTGCACTGCTTCACCGAGCATGCGCCACGTTCGCGCAGATGGTCGCGGAGATCGAGCGCATGCCGGTGAAAGTGAGCGTTGGACAGACTGTTATTGCGAGGACAAACGATGAAGTTCGGTTCAGTGTGCAGCGGGATTGAAGCAGCGAGCTGCGCCTGGCATCCGCTCGGCTGGCAAACGCAGTTCGTCAGTGAGATCGAGCCGTTCCCGTCAACCGTGCTCGCGCACCACTACCCGACCGTGCCGAATCACGGCGACATGACCAAGTTTAAGGAATGGCCTGATGCAACTCTCGATCTTCTCGTCGGCGGAACTCCCTGCCAAAGCTTCAGCGTCGCCGGACTCCGAAAAGGACTGGCTGACCCGCGTGGCAACCTCATGCTCACCTATCTTGCCATTGCTGCACGATTCGCTCCCCGCTGGCTGGTCTGGGAAAACGTCCCCGGTGTCCTGTCATCAAACGGCGGACGGGATTTTGGCACCCTGCTCGGAGGGCTGGCAGAACTCGGGTATGGGTTCGCCTACCGCGTTCTTGACGCTCAATTCTTCGGAGTGGCCCAACGACGCCGCCGTGTGTTCGTTGTCGCAAATCTTGGAGACTGGCGACGTGCCGCAGCGGTACTTTTTGAGCGCGAAAGCCTGCTCGGGCATCCTGCGCCGCGCCGCGAAGCGCGGGAAGGAGTTGCCCCGACCCTTAGCGCACGCACTAAAGGAGGTGGCGGACTCGGAACCGACTTCGAGTGCGATGGCGGCTTGATTCCGCAAGTCGCTCGCGCGCTGACGACGAGCAATCAGAGAATCGATGCGGAGACGGAGACGTTGCTCGTTGCGCACTCGTTGCGCGGCGAAGGGTTCGACGCGAGCGAGGATGGAACGGGGCGCGGCACGCCGCTGGTGCCGGTTGCCTTCGATCTGCAGCAGATCACCAGCTCCGAGAACCGCTCGCGCGTCGCACCTGGTCCCACACCGACGCTGACGAAAGGAAGCGCGCTGCATGCGATTGCCGACACGCTAACGAGCTCGTGGCACAACTCGAACGGTGCGAGTGCCGGAAACAACGCGGGCGTGATCAACCCCGTATTCCACGGCTCGGCAGTGCGACGCCTTACCCCGTGCGAGTGCGAGCGCCTGCAAGGCTTCCCCGACGACTACACGCTCATAAACGTGCGCGGCAAGCCCGCTGCCGATGGCCCGCGCTACAAGGCGCTCGGCAACAGCATGGCAGTGCCGGTTATGGCTTGGATTGGCCGTCGAATTCAACAGGTAGAGAACGCCGCCTCCTGACCGCCGATAGCGGCAACCGATATTGAGGACGAACATGCAATACGACTTGGTACTGAAAATTCTGCGCGAGATTTCGGCGCCCGGCAGCGGAAATTTGTTCAGCCGCCGCGAAGCCGCGCGAAGTGCTGCCGACCTGATCGAGCGCCAATCCGCAAGAATCACGGAACTCGAAGCCATGCTGCCGGCTGATCCGGCCGATATGCGCTCCCTTATCGCCGCATCCGCGAGCGCGGAGCCGGTCGATTGCGCCGTCTGTGGCGGAACGGGCGACGTAAGCGGTGAATATCCCGGCGTGGCCTGCCAAGCGTGCGGAGGAACCGGAAAGAGTGCCCCTGCTATCGAAGCGCCTGCGCAGGCGGTGGCACTGAGCGAGCGGGAAGCGGAATGGCGAGCACTCTTCAATTCGACGCGCAGTGATGCAACCTTCGAACAGTTCTGCGGATGGATGCGCGAAGAACTCGCTGCTTTGTCTGCCCCCGCCAGCATGAGCGCAGAGAATCGCCCGGCGCAAGATGATGTGCGCGACGCGCAGCGGTATCGGTTCCTGAAGGCGGGCGCGGTCTTGAACGAATGGAATGGCGGATGGAACACGTACTGGCTTATCAAGTCGGTCGACCTTCCTGATGGGCGTCGTGACATTCCGCTCGATGAAGCCATCGACGCCGCAATCGCGTCGCAATCCGCGAAGGAGCCGCGATGAGCTATACGCAACTCTCTTCGAGCAAGCCCGCTGCGAACAAAGAGCACCGATGCACTTGGTGCGGAGAAAAAATCTTGACGGGCGAGAAGCACGTCAAAACGACCGGCGTCTACGACGGCGAACTGCAAACGAATCGCTTTCACTTTGAATGTGACCGCGCTTGCTTGGAAGAAGCCCGTTGCGACCCGGGCTTCGAATTCACGCCATACGATAACGAGCGCCCCGCAAAGTGTCAGGAGCAATCCGCGAGCAAGGAGAAGCAGGGATGACGACACGCATGCGCAGATTCAGCATGAGCATGAACATCGACGGATTCATTCGGAACAACCGCTATCCACGCGATTATCAGGGCGTTTTTCAGCACGGCGACGGCCGGGCGATGGAACCAGCAGAGGCGCGGACCTATCTTGCTCTTGAGAAAGCCAAGGGGCGGAACGTCATTCCGTTCTCGGCAGAGTGCGGAAACCCGTGTCAGCACGCCGGGAATGGCTGCACGGGGTTCGACTATGCCGAAGGCGGATGCCCTGGTCATTACACCGACGCGTCGAGCGTGGCGAGCAAAGAGGAGCCGGCAGATTAACCGTGAACTGCCGAACCGCTGGATCAGGAGTGCGCGAGCGCCATCAGATCGCCCAGCTTCCAATCAGGCGCCTCTTGGGCGATCTTGTGAATGAAGGTACGCATATACACCGCGCCGTGCGCTTTGCTATCCGCGTCGTAATGGCCGTATTGAATGACAACGTCCGCCACCGCAAGAGCGTCGGCGGATTCGAGAAGGGTTTGGGCTTTGATCTTGTTCATGCCCGCGTTATCGGCGGCAATCTCGATGAACTTTAGGTTTTGGAATGAAGCTTCAAATTGAAGAATTCATGCGCGTGACGCGCGCGTATATGGAGAAGAACGATGGCGCGATTGATACCCGTCGCTGAATGGGCGGTTGAGGTTTTTGGTGAGCACAAGCCGCATCGCCACACCATCCGGAATTGGATCCGGAACGGCCTCATTCGCCCCTGCCCCAAGAAGATCGGACGTGCGTACTTCTGCGCACCTAATGCCGAATACGTCGACCCGCGCGCAGAGCGCATAGAGAGGATTGCACGTGGCAGCTAG